TTAACTGCTGGTTCTGGTTCGTTAGAGAAATCTTCTCCGCTTACACTGGCACTGGTAGTACGAGTTGGATCATCACGCTTGGCTTGATTTCTAGAATTAGGTGTAGGATTGAACCCGTCCGTAATTGCTAGTTCGTCAATACTAACACCTTTTTGCTGTGCAATTAACGCATTTAATTCACTTAACAAAATGGTATCTTTGGTAGTAGGAGTCATCAACACACCATTGGTAGGAACCTTTTTAAGATGACCTTGTTTGTGCAAGGCTTCTAAAATTGGATTACCATCTGGGAATCTACGAACAGCAAGAATGTCTGCTAGTTCGTTGGCCTGTTGGGCACTAGCATCTTGCACTAGGCTCATTAAAGAGTTATGCCATACGTCCGGAAGACCATTTGTACCGCATACTAATGCACTACCAGAATCTCCAGGTAATGTTCTATAAACAATAACGATCTTGGCGTTATTGTTTTTCATTTTACCTACATGTCTTAAAAAGCTCATGTGCTTCTCCTAATTAGGCTGCTGGAGCTTCTGGTGTAGATTCGTCAGCTGGTTGTTGTGCTGGTGCAACAGCATTTAAGAATGTATTCAAACGATCGAATACGGTACCTACAGAAGATAATTCTGCACCGTTAAAAGCGCCACGGCGTGATGCTGTGTCGATGATAGAACGAATGTTTTGCAAATCGACAATGGTCAATTCTGGAGCTGCCGGAGCTGCTGTTTCTGCGGTTGTATCTTGTGTGGTTTGATCTTGATCACTCATTTTAATTTCCTTTAATTGTCATGTAATAATGGGCATCCTAAAGATAGCATAAGCAGTTCTTTGGAGTCCTCTAATCCTATTTCGATTGAATCAACCATTTTATTGTTTGAATCTAACGAAAGTCCCTTTTTAATTGCATACCTACTATTTAAGTTATAGGTAATCCACTGGTCTAATAATTTGGTATCAACATATTTGTTAATAGAAATTTTAGCAAAGTGTGCAGGGATAAAGGTTAATTTCCTTAACCCTAGCACACCTAACGGATTAATAGTGCCCCTGCTCAAAGACATATTATTCTTTGTAGTAGGCAGTTTGACCAAACGGTGCAACAATAGAGTCATTGCCGTGGATAATGAACAGGCTTTCGCAGTAGTTCTCATCGCCCCAGCTACCGCAAGGATAACCGTCTGTAAACATAATGAAGCGTTTGGGCTCAATGCCTTCTTCCTTCATAAAGTTATAGCAAGCGTCAAAGTCGGTACCGCCACCACCTTTGGGTTCATAATCCATGATCTCATCGGCATTATCGCCTGTAAATTTAGCATAGTTATAAACTTCTGTATCAAAGCAAAACAAGTCTAATTTGAAATCTTTGTACTCGTCCATAATGCCCTTAACTTCACTTAAAAAGTCTTGTGCCATAGCATTACTAATAGAGCCGCTCATATCAATTGCCACGCTGACATCAATGGTTTCCTCGTTCATCATACCTGGCAACACGGCACCGCTATGTTGTGATTTACGATTTGGACGAGAAAAGCTAAAGTTGCTCTTAAGAATACTTTGGATATTCATACGCAACATTTGACGCCAATCCATTTTGGGTTCGGTAAAGTCTTGGATAAAGCGTTGAACACCTGCAGGAACACGCCCGGCACCTGCTGCCTGTGCAGCCGCTACCATGGCTTCTTTGATTTCGTCCTTGATGGCCTTCTTTTCTTCTTCAGTTAAACGTGGACGACCTTTGCCGCTACCATCGACTTCTTCACCATCGCCGCCACCACCGCCCTCGCCCTCGCCTTCGTCGCCTTCACCGTCGAGGTGTTCGTCTAACAGTTCGCCGAGTTCTTCCCAAGAAATTTTCTCGGAGTTTTCGTACAGGTGATCATAGATCTGTTCATATGACCAACCACGGTATTTGTGGTCTTGGAAAATTTTGATATCTTTGGGAACTTCGCCGATCTTTTCATCTTTAAGAATTTGGTTAACGGCGTAGTCTGCGGCAATGTTTGATAACTGACCATCGCGGTTTTCACGGCGACCTAGGTGATCAAATACATTGTGCAGAACTTCGTGTGCAAAACCAAACTCACATTCTTTTGGAGTCAGTGTGTCAACAAAGTCATTGCTGTAATAAAAGTTACGACCATCTGTGGCCAAAGTACTGCACCACTCTGAAGCATCGACTAGTTTCATACGAGTAGCCATATTGCCAAAGAAGGGATGACGCAACAACAAACCAATTCGAGCAGTGACAAGTTTTTCAACAATCTTATTCTTTTCTGTTTGAGAAAATTCTTTGCGTTCTGGTTTTGCTAGTTTTTTATTTGCTGTAGAAGTTTTAGTGGACATTTACTGCTCCTGTTAAAATACTATTATATATGAATTTATACATTTTGTCAATAAAAAAGGCCCTTGCGGGCCAATTTTATTCCATTGCTTGGATAATGAACTTACCGTATTTGTCGTGGAAGCGATCGAAGTTCTTCAATTTGGAAGCATCAAACGGCAATTGATAGTTGGTCAAGGCCACCTTTGCACCCATAACAACCAATTCTGTTGGGAAATTGTCCATCATAAACCCAAAGAAGTAGTCNGCCATCTTATCCCAATCTTTAACNTTCTTTTGGCTAGCAGTTTGGAGTTCGTAGCACATTGACACAGTCAATGAATANATCGCAGAGATCTCTTTGATGTCGCATTTAGTGATCTTACCATTCAGGATATCTTCTGGTTTTGGCATTTGTTTGGCAACACGGCGATGAGCCATAAACTTAACAGCAAGACCTTCGCCAATAGCACCTGCAACCAAATCGGTCAGTGTGCCTTCTGGCAAGTCATCATCTTTGAGCAAGTCACTAACAAACGACCAAGAACGAGGAGTAGCGAACGCACGGCTTGATGATTTTGGATCAAAGTCATACAAGTCTTGTTTGGCAAAGCCAACATAGCCGACAACCTGTTCGTGAACCTTGTTGTTAACAGCCCATTCTTGCCAATCTTCAAAATCACTCTTCAATTCCAAGTGAACGAAACGGTTAGCCAACGGAGCAGGCATACGATAAGTAACACCCTTGTCAGTTTCGCGGTTACCTGCGGCAACAATTGAAACGCCTTTTGGCAATACATAAGTGCCAACACGCCGATTCAAAACCAATTGGAAAGCCGCTGCCTGTGTGGCAGGAGCCGCAGAGTTCAACTCATCCAAGAACAGGATAGCAGTAGAGTTGGGATCGGTGGGCAATTCAGCAGGAGGAGCCCAGCTCATTGTGTTAGCATTGGCATCAAAATATGGAATACCTTTAATGTCAGTGGGTTCCCACAAGCTCAAACGAACGTCGATAACTTCACGACCTTGTTTGTCGCCAATTTGTTTAACGATATCGGATTTACCAATACCTGGAGGGCCCCACATAAACACGGGACGTTGAATCTTAACGCACTTTTCGATACTACGCTTGGCTTCGTTAGGCGTAACGGTGCGGTTGGTGCTAATCTTTTCTGCCATAGTCAACTTTCTTGTTAAGTTAAAAATTAATTTACTGTTGCACTCTGCTTCAGTATGTATTAATTATACAAGGGTTCTATGACTTTGTCAAGGAGTTTTTTACGCTTTCGGCTTTAGCACGACTAAAACGGGCAATATTGCCTTCGAACAACACCAGTTGGACAGCCATTTTGTCGTCAAATACATAGAGATGTTTTTTACTAATATACCAAGGACAGTTTATAAAGTTATCCAAATATAATACCAATTGATTAGTATATTCCATTGGCTCTACAAATAGCACAGGGTATGATGTAATGTGAGCAGTTAGTCTGGCAAACCCTTCGTCAGTAAGTTTGAGCCCGCCCCGGTCTTTGTGTCTTGGATTTGCCCACCATTGGGCTATGAGTTTTCTCAAAGATTTATCATCTGTAGGCAATCCGAATTGGGTTGCTACATATTTGGTTACTTCAATCTTTTGATTCGCCATTTAACTTCTCGCCGGTGGTTAATTTATAAACTGAGAAGTCTTGGGTATTGAATGTTTTGTTGAGTTTTTCAGCAAGATTGTAAGCATGACCAGCATTTGAAAAAGATACTTTTTTATATTTTGGTCCTACTTGCTGAACTAGAATACTACTAGTTTTTAAATTAATTGGTTTATCCTGATAGAAAACAGCCCAAATGGCTTCGGCTTCTAAAACTTGTTCTGTTTTATAAGTCTTTTTATTTGTAATTTCTAAAAGTACCTTTGGTTTAGGACGGCTCAAAACTCATGCTCCATTAGTAGTGCACAAGTATTTACCAGAATTATTAGAAAGTTCCGCCGTCCATATTGATGACAATAGTTTCTTCTGATTTAGCACTGGCAATTTCGTCCAGCTCGCCTGCTAGTCTAGTCATTACCACACTGAGACTATTCTGCAAATCAGCAACTTCTTTGATATTCAATGTGAGATTTTTTTGGTTAGACTTGATAGCAATGCGAGCCTTTTCTAAAAAATCTTCAATTGGTAATGTGTTTAATTGTTTCATGATTTATTAATTGTATTTAACATAGCCTTCATTTCCGCTTCGGATTTAAAAGGTCCATGAAATGGATAGCGTTCCAATGTAATCAATTTAGGGCAAAAGGATTTGACCCAGCCTTTGCGGAATTTGATTACATAGTATCCTGCACAATATTGGCTCTTACTCTTGGCACTTTTAGCATATAGCGGAAGTTTCTGTTTAACACTATACACAGGCTCAAATGGTTTACTGCTACAGGGAAAATCATAAATGCTATAATTTTTTGATTCGGCAGCATCCTTCTTGATCTTCTTAATGCTTTCTTCAAAGACCTCGATACCGAATTGTGCTTTGACTTCTGCTAGATCTTTGAAACTGATCTGCTTACCATTTTTTAAAAATGTATAACCCTTCTTGGCCTTGCTGATAGAGCCAATTTTACTAGCTCCGTCTCGGACCAACCATTCCTTATTTGGAATCAATACCTTGGCTGTTGAATTCATAGTGTATACCTTGCGTTTAATGGTTCTGCGTAACTTTGTACTTGCTCACTGATCTTAACCAGACTATATTCCGAACAGAACTTTAACAATCTGATACCGACTTGCGGAATACTTTTTTCCGCCTGTGTAGCAGTATCGATTGTTTCTTTAATCAATTGTTTAATGTTATCGGGCTGTGCTGACAGGTCACATAGAGTAACATTACGATTATAGTCATCTAGAACACGATGCTCAACACCTTCGTGATCAGTCCAACGCTGAAGCATCATATTGTTCCAATTATATCCGCGGCTGTCTCGATCGGCAAAGGCGTCACGGAGACCAACTTTATTCTTTGTCCCTTTCTCACGAACTCCCGGATAAGCAGAAAAGACGTTGTCGGAGGTGTCGCCACGCATACACTTTTCGAATAGTAACCAGCTCGGATCCGGTGCGCCTTTGACTTGTTTAGTTTTGTTATCAATGACAGGCTTACCTTTGGCATCAAAATATCCTTCATGTGTTGTGGTAATTTCCATAACGCC